GAGGAGAAGCCAGTTAACGTAGATAACAGCAACTCTCGCTCTGGCATCAAATGAATCGCTCATTTTTGGTATTGGGCATCACATTGGCAGCTGCCTTGCCCGCCAGGGCGGACCTTAGTCATCGCATTCAGAGCAGTGTGCAACTGAATGTGGACGCGGCGAGCAGCCGAGCTGTGCGATTGGGTAACAGCTACTCAATCTCTGGATCTGGTGTGGCCACCTCGGTTACGTCGGGTGGCACCACAACCAGTAACGCAATCGGTGGTTTGGGGACGTTAACCAACGGCGTTAACGCTTACACCTTACCGGATGCCACCCAAAGCACCTCTGGCTCCAGCTTCAGCTACAGCCAGACAGTGTTCCAAGGCGATGCTGTGCCTACGTCAGCAGTAACAACAGGATCGACTCCTAATTTTTCTGATGTGACAACGACGGCGGCTGGGGTCAGCACAAATCTCGCGGGCACACTGACAAGCGGAGGCGTGATGACACTGACGCCAGGCTCTGCAGGCACAAGCGTATTGGGTCAAACAGTGGTTGACCTTACAACTGGTCGCTGATGCGGATTGCGCTGCTGTTGTTGTTAGTGGCGTCTCCTGTTTCGGCGGTGCCCGTTATTCCAAATTTTTCAACGGGGCTTGTCACTTCAGTCACCGAGTCAAAATCGGTGGTGAAAGAGAACATTGTTTCGGAGTCGTTTAGGACGGGCTTTGAATACAGTGTTTCTGGGGTTGGCGTGAAGCCCTCTTCTGGGGTTGTGAGCCCACCAGCCAGCACAAACGCCCTGACCTTTTCAAACCGCAGCAACTGGGTCCAGACAACGCCCGGGAACGCTTTTCAATTTGCAGAGACCTACAGCCCTCCCGGCTTGATAGAGCGCGTGACCATCGACCGCGAGACAATCACTGAGTCTGTCGTCAACTCAACCAGCACGTTTAGCCAATGAAAGCAGTTGCCGCAGCTGTTTCGCTTAGCTTTTTGTATTGCTTGCCTGCTGCAAGTCAGGTAAGTGCAACTGCATCTCCAGTGAGCAATTCTTCGGGCTCCGTTGTTAATCAAGCGGTGCAAATAGTTCCGGGGCAATATCTCCGATATTCCGTAGGATCTGGCATTCAATGTGATGGAGCCACTCTAAACATCTCGCCATTTGTATCTACAACCAATTCGTATGGCAACCCAAATAATGAATACTACGGAGAGCCAGTTTATGATACCAGCGACAACTTTGGTTTAGTAGACCCAGAGACCGGATTAGAAGGGCCGGATGGAATACCAGACAATCCTGGGAAGGTGTTATATGTGAAAAAAATGCGCACAGGTTATCGACAAAATTTCAGCACTAATTTTGGCATTACCGCAACCTTTTCAGTGCCTCTTGATTGGGGCCCTATAAACCTGTGTAAGGAAGCGCAACGCAAACAAGTGGCTTTGTACGAACAATCTCTAGCTGATAAAAGACTTAATTACGAGGTTGCGCGGCTAAAGGCCTGTTCGGAAGCTTTGAAGGGTGGGTACGGATGGAAACCCGAAAGTCCGTTCTATGCCATTTGTGCAGATGTAACCCTCAAGCCCAAACCAGTTGAAGGCCACACCCACCCAATCACTTACCCAAAGCGCGCCTCAGATCGCGAATGGCTTGATTCCGGTGACGCTGAACAACCCGCCGCTGCTGTAAAGATTCCGGTTTTGCCTTACGGCCAAGCTTCTGATTGATTTTTTTGACCACCTTTTTTGTCAGGGGCTTTGCCAGCTTTTGCAGAACTGACGCGATCGGTTTTGCAAAGATGGCTGCAGTGGTTGCGAAGGCCGCTGTTAAGGCAATGGACACAGTTGGCCCGGCTGCGGGCACATAGTTGCTGACCACCTGCCCAATGGGCACAGGATCCCAAATCTTCACGCACTTGCCGTCTTGCAGTTCGTAGCCAGCAAGAACTTTGTTCGAGAGCTTATTCAGAGAACCTAGAGGTTCAGCCCCGAACGGTGGACACGGCGGATCCTTAGGCAACCTTGGGATGTCGGGAGCGTCACCCGGCAGAGTGGGTTGTGCTGCTGGGGCCGGACTTGAGACATCCGGCCTCTTTATTTGTGGGTTTGGCGGCTTGACCCATGTGAAGTCGCGGGGGCTGTAGTTCGGGGCTTCATAGACAGGCACAGCACCCTCACAAAGAGTCACCGTGCCTGCTGCGTCGTCTTCAAAGGTTTGTGAGCCGCTGCCGTTGCTGATCCGGGCGCGTACACAGCCCGGCATATCGAGCACGGGGAATCGCGAACTGGTCACAGGTGGCGCAACAGGCAACACTGGGGGCGGGATAGGCCGAGCCACAGTGATCGTCGGAACGCTTATCTGATCAACCTTCAGCTCTTGAATGTCCATGAAGTCCGAGCGTCGGTTCGTAGCAGGCCAACTATGGATAGAAGCCACAAAGCACAGAGAAGGCCCGCCGTTTGTTTATGTCTGCCGGTCTGGCAAGACCTCACGGCTGTTTACAGACCCCGCCAAGCTGTTGAAGTTTGTGCGCTGGCCTAAATCAACACCTACTGGGTTGCTATTGCGCGAGTGGCTCGACCATTGGGATACCCCGGAGGTTGAGCCCCAGGAGCAGGTCAAAATGGTGACTTGACGGGCACAGGGAGACCGGTGGTTTTAGGCATCGGGGGCATCGCCTGGTCAACCTTCATAGGCAACATGTCTGACACCATCTGGGTCATTTCGAGCTTTAGCTCACTGATGTATCGCTTAGTGAGCGAAGGGATGCGGCTGTAAAGCAGCACTGACCCAACAACCATGCCAGCACTCATGGTGAATGCTGCCACTGACATCACATTGAATAATTTTTGCACGATGGCCTCGGATAAAACAAAAGGCTCCCCGAAAGGAGCCCCCTGCATTGTGTGAGGAAAGTGTGCCTTCCCAGTTTAGTTATAGCTCAGAATTTGTATTTGCCACCGATTTTCAACCCCCAGCCGGTATCCATATCGTCAAATTTGGCAGCAGAAACCTCGCCGTAAAGGCCGAAAGATTCCGATACAGATGCGCCGATGCCCATTTTGCCTGAGAGGCCCAGCTCAGCGTCCCCCCCATCCGGCTGGGCATATGCGGGTCCCCCTTGCAGGTAAAACCCATCTTTCTCCCAACCCACATGACCCTCAAGAACGCTTCCGGTGAAATCTGAGCCAGACCAGCCAGCGTTAAATTCTGGATTGAAATAAAGGCCATCGGCTTGTGCAGGAGATGCCAGCGCAGCACCCGCAATAGCGACGGCACCACTCACACTGAAAATTTTGAACATGGGAAAGAGAATTAACGTTTTCCCTGCCCACGGTATCGCTTCTTCCCACGTTTTGGGCGACTGTTTGTGCCATTCCCCTGTCGTGTCCGTTTGGGTTTACCAACAACAAAATTTTGCCCGGTGAGTGACTTTGCCATTAGTAGCCGTCAGTCGAATCCAGATTTTGGTATTTTTCAGCCAAACCAGTAAACAGGCCATGCTGTGGGTGGCTCGCCATGTCGCGGCCATCAAGAAAAAACAGCTGCTCAATCCACGCTTGCCGGTTGCTATTCGCCACGGTGTCAGTCGCCCCGTATGTGGCGCAGATCATCGGATCAGGTCTCTGCATTGTCAGGATCAGCCGTCCACACGTTATAGCTGCCGCCTTGCACGTATTCCTGCAATGCTTGCACTCTGCCGTAGTCGGCATGGGGATCGGTGTCGGCAATATCAGCAGTTGCCTCAATCGCAGTTACCATCGCTGCGCACTCAGTCCTGATGGTGGCTCGCCAAGTGCTCCAAGGCGATGCGTTGTAAGCAGTCTTTGCCGCTGAAAAGCTGCTGTTCTCTTCTTGCAGCTTGGGCCACAAATAATCAGACGGCTGCAACAGCTTGTATGCAGTGTCTTTAGTCTGAGCGATCCAGTTTGCCTTTAACTCGGCATGTGACTTGGGGATTAGGTTGCCGTCAGCGTCATAGCCCCAATAAAATTTTTTGTTCCAGGTTGGCGGGTTGTCAACCCAAGTGATGCCAAGCTCAGCACGTTTTTGCGATGTGCTTAGGCGCAGCCAGTTGGCAGGGTACTGGATCTCATTGTGCGTAAACGGCACATCCAGTTGCAGTGCAACGTCGCCAAGTTGGTAGGGCATGGGTCTGGGGCGATAAGTCGATGTTACCGCGCACGGGCGGTTTTGAATGGATGCTCAGCAAACGCAGCAAACAGGAGCGTGTTGTTGCTGTAATTGTCCTCACTGCCTTGTGTCCGAACTTTGAACCCATTGCTCAAAAAATCGCAACGGATGTCGTCTGATGGCTCTGCACCACCGCTGTTTGCATACAGCTGTTTGACGATTGGGTTGTCAGGATCGCGTTTGCTGTCATACATCTTCCAGCTTGAATTTGCCCCTTCAATAAGACGTATGAGGAGGAATCTGGGCCTAAAACCCAAATACACCATTGGGCCGTCAGCGCTTCCATTCCCTTCAAAACTGCCTATTTTGCTATAGCCGGAAACTGACGTGTAGCAGTAAGCAATGTATGAGTTACCTCCAGCGTTTACCCTGCCATCAGTTCCAATGCCAAAGACACTATTTGTGTGCGCGGTTGGAAAACAGTTTGCGCTAGTTTGAATAGTGCTCAAGCTGTTCAGTTCTAAATACTCGCCAGTCGAAAGAGCCGTGTGAGAAACAACGAATGGATCAGTGCCATTCATCCTTTTTAGCAGAATTAGCTCAGGGACCGCGTTCAATGAATGCCCTACGGTGTCATTTTGAGAGCCACTGCCTGAGGTGTATTTAACAATCGAAAAACCTGCAGACGCATTGACGCTGACAGTAGAAGTGATGCTACCGTTATCGTTACTGGCCGTTGACGATGCAGCGTCCCATGCCCAAGCAACGTAACTCGTATTATTGTAGTTAACGTAGTCAGCCAGATTCGATGCAGCGTTAGGGACAAGACTAAAGCCGTTTGTATCAAAAGAATCTACATAACCCCTGTAAGGCAAGCCGTTTGAACCCTGCCACTGCGACTCGCTGTTGCCAGAGTCAGAAGAAAGCATTTGCTTCCCTCTAATAACATCAAACATAGCGTGTGTTTGATTCGTAAATTGACTTCTATTTTTTATCCAAACGAATTCTGGCTGGAAGCTAAGCCCAGTAATTGACTGCGAACCACCATTGCCGGTGTACTCCACAACGTCAAACGCCGTCGAACCATCGGCAATCGTTGGGTCCGTCAAATTCTGCGTGCAGAGTGACTTGTGATCTGTTTGCGGGTATACGAACGGACGCTGACCGAAGTTACAATCGTAGAAACTATTGTTGTAGTAAACATGCGTCCAAGGCAGAAACGGTCCGGTATAGCTCAAGCTGCCCGAAGCGACTGATGAATTGTTCACATAAAAGGCATAAGTGCCAGCAGTAAAGTTTATAGAGACTCCGACAACATCACCTTGGGCAATCTGTGTCCTTACGCTGCTGTGGGTACTTAAGTTAGTAAAATATCCGTTTTGGTAAAAAGCTAGCGTATTGCTCCTAAAGGAAGAGCTATTAACAGGTTCTTGGTTGCCGCCTTCGCCAAGGACTGCGTCAGCCCTGATAAATCCAATCCCGGTTACAATGTTTCCTTGGTTTGAACCATATTGGCTGCCTTTGTACGTTCCTTCAAAATACCATTTGCCAGACGAGAGAAGAAACGTGCCTGGAGTGTGGCACCAGTTGCTATTCCCTACAAATTTTAAGTTGCCTTCTGAGTGCGCTCCGTTTGTACTCTTTAGCGGGTTCCAAGTGCAGTAATTGCCAATATTGTTGCCACTATTTGCGTCGGCATTTGTCGGAGTATCGATCAGGCTGTCAACAATCGAACTATCCGGTTTATCAGCAAATGCTGCATAAATGTAAGTCTCGCCAGTTTGGTTTGCGTCATTTGTTGAACTACCGCTTTTAAGTTGAAAGCCATCATCCAATATGTCAAACGCAATCCCGTATGTTCCGGTGGGGGTATCAAACTCAGGCGAACTCCTATCAGCACGCACTACTTTTGATCGTGGGTTAGACGTGCTTCTTACAGCGTCAACAACGTTCCAATGAGAGCCATAGAGGCCTTTCACCATTATCCATTTGGGCTTAAATCCTGTCGTAATTACAGGGCCCGTCGCAGACCCGTTCCCGGAGTAGGTGCCGAATTTAGAAAATCCGGCAATTTCGCTCCAGCAATACAAGACGTAATCGTCATTGTCTTTGTTAATATCGTTGCTTGTCCCGATTGTGATAACGGAATTACTTGGCGATGTGTCCTGGAAAAAAGTTGAGCTAGTGCTTATGTCGCCGCTAGTGAACTTTAAGCGACCTGTGTTTCCTACCGACTCGTGATAAATAATCCAATCACGAGAGCCTGAAGTGTCGTCAATGTTGCGCCCAAAAAAGAATTTTGGAGCAGTGCTAAGTCCATGCCCAACAGTGGCATTTACCCCTGTGGCTTCGTACTTGACCACGGAAAATCCATAATCTTGGTCTACTTTGACAACTGACTGGATGCTGCCATCAAAGTTGGACGCTCCAGCAGTGCTATTTGTATTGATCTGACCACCCATTCCTGAGTGGTTGGCACAGCTGTAATACAGCGTTGCTACGCCAGTACCCAAAACCAACGTGGTCTTGGCTCCTGCACTGCCAGGCGTTCCAGTGTGCGTTACGCCTGTGGTGTAGTCAGTCCCGTTAGCAGACGTTCCAAACCGAATCGGATGGCCTGCATTGCTGCTGTCTGATTGATCAAAGATGTAGGTGCTCCCCTCAGCAAGATCAAGCGTTACTGCACTGGTGCCAAAGTCATCAAAGCGGTACTTGTTCCCGCTGTCGCTAACAACTTTGACGGTGTAAGTCTTGTTGCTGTTTGCCCCGGCGCTCCACGCCCAAGCAACAAAATCAATGCTGCTTTTGTTTACGCCACCACCAGATCCGTTGACAGTGAAGCCATCTGAATTAAAGGATAGTTCGTTTGCGCTGCCAGTATCTTGCGCATTTAATGTATCTGTCCGTAAATACTTATTAGCGCCACGAACAGCGTCAAAAAGAAAATGACTGACATCTTCATCGCGGTTCTTCACCCACACCAAATCAGGCTGAAAGCCCAAAGGATCACTGCCGTCGCCGTCAATAAGCACAGTGCCATTTATTTCGATTGCATACAAATAGTCGTAATTATTTGATCCTGAACCAGGCTGCCTGTCCCACTCAAAGCTCGTCAGTGTGTTTGAGATGTTAGACAGGGCAGAAGAAGAAAAGGAATACCATCCACCTTGGCCAAAGTCATAATTGGTTTCGATAGTCGTGCCATTGAGCTTAATTGTGCCGCCCTGGCCAAAGCTCTTTGAATAAAAACGCAGAGAAGTGACGTTGCTCTGAGAGCCGCCGATTGGCGTAAATTTAGTGCCGCCTGTGGTGTTGCTGCTGGTAGTCAGATCACCGTCAAAAGCTCTTTGCGGATTAGTAACTGATTGGCTTGAGTCAACAGCTGACAGTGTTTGAGTGCTATAAACAGGGCCGCCAATAACCTGTGATGCACCGTTGCCGGTGTAGGTCACCACATCGAAGCCCTGCGCAGCAGCTTCAAGTCCTGCTGTTGCGACAAGGTTGGTGACTGTGAACGTGTTGTTATTGCCACTGCTGTCTGTCCCTAGCGAAGCACTAGAAGTGTTGTCTGCGCATTTCAAATAAAATCCATTTGTCCCGTAGTTGCCGTCGTACTCTTTCGGGTTCCAATTCTTGTTGCTATCAAGCACGCCAAAATCAGTCGGGGCATTTTGCGATCCATTGACGTAATGGATCTCGGTTATATACCCGTCGATATGACTGCCACTGCCGTTTGGCTCTCCCGAAATCTTGTGTGCGCCAGCTCGACCAATGCCATATGTTCCCGTAAAACTCGACCTTGAATCATCGCTGTAATCTTCAAGCTCTGTGCCATTTACGTAAACCCGCAGCCTGTGGTTTGCAGTGCTGTTTTGCGTGTCTAGTGCTATGACAATATGCATCCACGCCCCAACGTCCCTGAAGACTGCAGCAGGCTTTGCATCAACGACAGAGGTGTAGCCAAAACGAATGAACAGCTTGTCATCCGTGTCGAAATACATTTCTGAATAGTCACTATCGTTGGTGCCCTGACATCCAAAAATCTGCTGTTTTGTTCCAAGCTTTGAACGCTTAATCCAAAAGCTGAAAGTCCACTTCTGCCGGTCGCCATTAGACGAAAAAGATTTCGTCAGGCTAGAAGTGCTGCCTGAATCAAAGCGCAGACTGCGAGATATCTCAAAAGGACCTGCCGCCGCTGCTGCTGCTGCAGTTGCAAGCAATAAAGGATTAGCGCTACCAGGAATGCTCATGTCCGCTTCGTATCCAGCACTGCCGTCATCGTAATCCGGCTGGAGCTTTCCACATAGTAGGCAAGAACTGAAACAGCATTGGCCGTAGCAGTTACGGTCGGCACCGTACCGCCTGCAAATTTGATATTGGTGTGATAGCCAAGCGTTCTGCCGCCTGTGCCGTCTTGCGTCACCACGATCACACCAGATTGACCAGCAGTTGCATTAGTTGGTGCGCTGATCGTTGAATCTTCTTCAAGCAGCAACGTGAAGTTATTGCCGAGGCTTAGGTCTAACGCAACAGTCCCGTCTGTAAGTGCAACAGGCGTTCCACGCTGTGCTTTTGTAAAGCTTTGAGCAACGGCAAGGCCCGCCACAGTGGTCGTTGCATCAGGCAACGTGACGGTAACGTCAGAGGTGGGGTTGCAGGTCAACGTCAGCTCATGATCGTCAGCAGACGTGCCCTCCATCACGATGTTGGCGTTGAACGTCGCAACACCTGCGAACGTTGAGGTTGAGTCGAACGTTGCTACGCCTGTGACGTCTAGCGTCCCGGGAACATCGACGTCACTGGTGAACTCAACGTCAGTGCCGTTAGAAGCGGTCTGCAGCAGTTGACGAGCGCTGCCGTTTGCAAGCTTGCTAACTGCAATCTCTGCAGATGCACTGATGTCACCATCCACAATGGTGGTGTTAGCGATCATTGCGCTGGTGACCGTTCCCGTATCGCCAGTGGTTACAACGTTTCCGCTGACATCAGGGAAAACGATTTGGCGATCAGCCGTCGGATTGGTAACTGTGATTGTCGTTTCGCTGTCATCATCTGAAGAACCTTCAAACGCCAATACGGCGTTTTGACCAAGCAGTACCGTTCCAGTGAACGTTGGGCTAGCCGCACCAATCTTTTCAGTATCCAGCTCCTGCAGTGCAGCTTGAACATCAGTTGCCGCAATGTTTCCGGTGGCAACAACTGAAATGTTGGCTGCAGTTTGACCAGCAATAGCGTTGGAAACGTCTACTAGCTGGAATGTGGTTTGCGCTGCGCCCAAAGAGATAAGCATGTCAGGCGGAGCAAGCTGCTCTGCCGGGGCATTGCCCGACCCTGTGCCGCTGGTATCCACAACCACGTAATAATTAAGATTGCCAGCCGCAGGGTCTGGGAGGGCCGCGTTGGCTGTAAAACCAGCGGCAGAGCCTGCACTTGTGACGCTTGACACTAAGTTTGTGTTTGCGTTATATGTTCCAGCGTTAACAAGGTTGCCGCTAATTACTGTAATCGGCAGGTAAGATTCAGATGTGTAGATATAAAGATCTTCGTTCTTCTCATCAAAAAACAGCTGGCCTTTATAGTCCCCATCAGGAAAGACCACGACATTATCAGTGGCCCCGGCCCCACCGAACTTGCAAGTAGATTGATCTGCCAGCTTCGGACCAGTCACAGCATCTGTGCCGATGCGATCAGTTGGGATAGTGCCGCTGGTGATTTTGCCTGCTGGAATATCTGGGATGTCATCAGCCTCAAGAGTCGTGCCACTAGACGCATGACCTTGGCCGTCAATCGTGACCTTAGTGAAGGTGCCAGCTGTTGCTGAGTTTGTGTGGTTGAGATTGCCGCTCCCGTCAACTTCGAGCCCAGTGCCAGGAATGACAGCGCCTTTGGCAGAGCTTGTTGCAGCAGGCAAATCGCTAGCCGCAAGCACGCGGCCACCAGTTATCTGACCTTTGGCGTTGTAGGTAACGACATGGTGCGTCGTAGCGGAGGCGGTGACATCGTTGTCAACTTCAATAGTGTCCCCGTCCATGCGGAGCCCTTCACCATTGACAATCACAGCGCCTTTTGCGCTTGTAGTCGCTACAGGAAGATCACTGCCGACAATTTCTCTAAGGGCAACTGCGCCAGCTGCTCCCGTTGGGCCAGCCAAAAACTGTTTTGCAGCAGTCGAGTTGTCAACAGAAGCCGTAATCGTGACGGCACCGCTTGTCGTTGTAGCAGTGATGTTGACAACGCCGGTATCACTTCCAGTTACAGAAGAAATCGAAGTGCTAGCAGCTAGGTCTACCCAGGCGTTGCCGCTCCAGATGTAGAGCTTGTTATCTGTAGTATCCAGGGCAAGCTTGCCCGTGAACTTTGCGTCAGTACGGTTTGTAGACCCGGTGTATACCTGCAAGACCGCGTTATCAGCAATCTTGGCTTCCGTAACGTTGTCGTCAGCAATCTTGGCAGTCGTGATTGCATCATCAGCAATGCCTGCTGTAGGCAACCTGTCGTCATCCCCATTGAACAGAAGCTTTGCGCCGGGGATTTTGTCGTCAGCAATCGTAGTGACGCCGTTTTCGATCAAATCTTTGATCGTCAGCTTTTTCGTTTCGCCCGAGTGGACTACGGCTAGCAGGTCTGCTGCAACTACGTCAGAGCCAGTAAGCGCATTAAGCTCACTAATTTTAAGGTCAGCCATGGGCGACTAGCTCCGGATTAAACGTCCTGCTGTAACAGCAGTTTAGCGCTGCCATCTTGATCCAAGCGTATGTCACCAGAGTCCTCTTGCAAGAGAGTATCAGCAGACTCCGTGCGCATCTTCAGCTCTATCTCGCCCGTTGTGATGAAGTCAGCAGTGATTTCAACTGTGCTGTCCGGCGCAAATTGAATAGCAGCATTTGTGATCATGCCTTCGACACGCCACCAAATCTCGTCTTCATATCGAAATTGGTCGGCACCGTCTGGGTAGTAGTCCTTGCGTTTGATATAAAACTTGCCGACAAAATTGCTGCCGACTGCCGTGCGATGGGTTAGCTCAAACAGGTAGTGCGGGATTTCTTGGCTCCTGTTGCCGGTGTATTCCCAAAAAGCAGTGATACGCCCAGAGCCTGAAATCAATGTATTAACTCTTGAGCGATACTCATCAGACAGCACAGTTGTGTCAACTGTCTCCCGCTCAGTGTTTATTTCATAGCTGCTGACCTGCGCAAGCACGCGCGGCAAAGTTTGCTGCACAACAACCTTGATAGGGATTGTGCTGCTAGGCGCTGCTAACGCAACAGCATTAGTCTTGCCGCCACTTACTGCGTCAGCAAAGCTGTTGTAAAGCCTGATGTTGTCCATCCCGTCAACGTGGATGAACTTTTTGATTGTTGAAGCAGTGTTACCGCTAACAAAACTAAGTGCAGCTTTGTTTGTGCTTGATATTTCAATTTGATCGCCCGACACAAGTTGCCCGTGACCAAAGTCAAATGTAAAGCGTTTCTCAGTAGCGTTTACATCGGTAGCCTTCACCGATGCAGTCAGAGACCCACCGTTAAAAACGCGCTGCAGTTCAATTTCGCCTTGCGACCCTAGGTAGACCGTCATTGGATGTCAGAACCCACAAGTTTTCCGTTGCCAACAAACGTAATTTCAGCCCTAGATATTTCACCAGTCGCCGCTCCCATAACCGCACTTGTGATATATGCGTTCAACGAAATTTCTTTATGACTAGTTCCGTCCATCCAGTGAAAAGCTAACTTGACGTCATCTGAATCTTTAACGCCGTCATCATTAGCTCTATACAAAGCTTCAAGCAGCTTTTTTGTGTTATGACCGCTGCTGACTTTGTAATACAGCAAAGATGCAGAGCCGCTATATCCAACAATGCCTGGCGTATAATTTCTTTGCTTGTCCGCCAAAGTAGTGGTTTCAAGCACGTCTACATTTGCCGAAATCTGAAAGCTGACGACCTTAGCAACGGTGCCGCCGTCAACCTGCAAACGCGCATCTTTGCCGGTGTAGACCTTTGCCATCAGATCACCCCAATGAAATTCACTGTAACAGTGCTCACCCCAGGCCGCACCGACGTTAGCTGTGGCGGATTTTCATACCGATAACTATTGCCGTGCGCACCAGCTCCAAGGGCATCTTCGTTGCCTTCCCATCCAGCCTTGCCGGTGCTCTTCTCCACAATGACGGTTCCGAAGGTTCCTTGGACTTCCTCGTAGTGGTCGAGGATTTGCTCCGCCTCTGAATCGGCAATGTTTGCAAACGTCAGCGACAGCCTCATGTTTGTGCGACGGCTGCCGTACAAAATCCGATGCTCAGACCCGTTTTGAGCCTTGTAAACCTTGACTGGGAAGTCGCCAGAATCAAACGTGCGAGCGGTTGGCTGCAGATTTGGGAATTTGACTGCCGTCATTGGATGTCCTCGACAACCACAGAGTCTGTGTCATGGATAAAGTTAGCAAGCTCACTGTGCCTGTCATCGTTGCACTGGTGCTCCGATGCAACGATGTCTACAGTGCCTTCTGCGGAAAACGTAAGCTGCTCAACAACGTAAACGTGCGCGTGCTTTTCTTTTAAGTTGATACTAAACACAGAGTCATGGAACTTTGTATCAGAGACTTTGCCGTCACTAATTTGCATCAGCCCGCCTTCAATATCCTCTGAACCAGTCTTAAAAAACGTTACAGAATACATTCCGTCTTTAATCGGCTCAACGCTAGTCACAACGCCTGTATCACTGACTGTGCCATTCCTGGCCTCTGTGTAAGGCGAAGACTCAGTGATAACCTTGATATACGAGCCTGCCCTCAGGTTCAAGCCTTCCACTGTTGTAGAAAAACTGACCGTGTGCGTCACATACTTTCTAAGCCCTAAGAAATACTTGGCAACCTTTACTGCATGATCTCGGGACGTGCAGAACTGTGTCAGATCAAATTGCTCTTGCGGCAAATTAGCCCAAGGGCTTCCCTTTATCTTGACTCTCATAACCCTTTCTTCTGGCAACTTGTTGCGCGATTCAAACCGATAACGCACAACTGCCGAGAAATTTCTGCGCTCTTCACTGCTTAAATACTCGATTTTATATGTATCTTCTAGGATGTTGCCAGACGTGAAAAGCTGGTCAATAGGAACTGGCCCTCGATTAATTTTGCCGCTCTTTTTATAAGCAGGAATAGCAGGCAAGAGCGAGAACTTGCCATCCATCATCACAAAGTTGCACAGGAAGTAAGGCGCAACATCCATAATGTATTGCCGCAGGTTAGTGCGCTCTGCGACTACGCCATTGAAGAACAACTCTTGCTCACGGATAAATCGTGAGGTGGTTTTGAAGTCCTCGACGTTAAGCAAAAACGCATTCTCCGGGCTCATCCCCGTAAGGTTGCCTGCACCGCCCTGTTTGTCTGTTAGCAGGTAGAAAGCAAGATCAGTAAACAAGTTGCTCGGTCCATAATCCCTTTTGAAGTAGGGGTCACTTGATTCGTCATATGGGTTGTTTGTGTCCGCTTTGACATCAGGATGCAATCTTCGGACAGGGATGCCTTGCCCTAACCAAACACGTAACGAATCAAGGCTCGTAAAATTGCGACTTGCTTTTAGCGACAAACCGCAAATTGTAAGCCCGTTGTATTGCGGAACTTTGCTGTTTTCAAGCACTTCATTCACATAAACTATCGCGTGCTCAGGCTCGTTGTCATTGGATTTGTTTACTAAACCCCTGTAAAAACTAATGTCCGCGTATTGGCTCCTTTTTTCAAATTCAGTCTCACCCGTAAAGGTGCCGGTGCCAGCAATCTCCGCTACATCCGTGATTTTATATTGAAAGCCGACCTTGTTGTATGTCCAATAAAAGGGGTTGTTGCTAGCAGTAATCGTTTCTGTGTGCTCAAAGGTGTCACCTTTATCCCAGTTGGCATTTGTGCCATCGTCGTCGATAACTTCAATCGGTCCATCTAGCACCCATTTTTTTGTCAAGCCGGTGAAATGACCAGACGGCAACAAAACAACTTTGCCTTTTAAACGAAATCTGATTTTTTTACTGCCAGTCTGAATTGCTTTTGTTGCTAGCTTTGTTGTGCCGACAGCTTTGTTTTCTGGGTTGCCAAAAACTTCGTAGTAGTAACCGCCAGCGCGACCTTCAGGGGCACTTGTAGTGTCAATGTCTTCCACTCGAAAGTACCAACCTGACCATCTGATCAAAGAGCCAGAGGGGTGGTTGCCTCTAAATTTATTTGTGCTTGCGTAGGCAGAACTTCCGTAACCAGGCTCGCCCTCAGCTGCAGTTGAGTTTTCACCACGTTTAACTAAAAAGACGTCTCCTTTGCTCCACCCTGGCGAGCTGCCGATTACTGAATAATCTTTTAAACGCCAAACGTGTTTTTGATTTTGCCCGACAAGTGCATAGTGACCTGCCGCTAGTTCTCCCTTCTCAACAGTCCATCTGATTCTGATCCACTTATCGCCAATAACCTCGCGGGTGTCTTTCGACCTTTGCGTTCCAACACCACCAGAATCGGCACTCGGATCACCAAAAATTTCCCACATAAAAGCACCTTGCCTGCCTGGAGGATCAAGGTTGCCTGCGCCTTCACCTATGTCGATTGCAATTGCACGCCTAAACCTGCCAGACGTTTCGTCCGGCAATGGAGTGGTTTGCTCAACTGCATTCGGGATGCTTTTTGTGCTTGATCCAACAACCTTTTTAGGCTTGCGCAAAAACTCCTTGTTCTTCTCGATGTCTCTTTTTTTCAGCCGTACACCTGCTGTTTCGACAATAAACTTGCCAAGATTTCCTACATCCGGCTTTTCAACAATAGTAGGCTTATCAATTTCTGAAATAGAAGCATTGAGCAAAACAATTTTTTGGTCGTCGTCTAAGTTCGCAAGCTCAGCGCCTGCAATAGGCACAAACTTAAATTCGAGTTCGTTTTTTTGCGGATGCTTGAATCTAATAAAGTTGTACTGCTCAGCCGGACTATTGCCTCTGACAGCAAAAAATATATCTATGCGGCGGAAGCTGAAACTGTTGTTGCCGTTATCGACACCCGCTTTGCGCACATAAACTTGGAAAACAGAGGTTCTCGTTATAGTGCCGGTGTAGGTTCCTGAGCGCACCTGCACCTCTTGGTCGTCAAACTTATTTAGCTCGTCAGGACTCGGCGTTGCGTTGAAAGAGCAAAGCCCATTTAAGCGCTGAAATACCTTGCTTCGGATACCAATTTCAGTAACAACTGCTGGTTTGTTGTTCCGTACAATGCCAGAAGCGATTCGTGTGATTGGATAGAAAGTCGGCTCAACACCTTTGCCGTCAGCAACAAAATGGTCAGGCGGCTCAACTACGGTGTTGTCATTGACAAAACCAATCCGAGCATCTTGTGATTCCTTAGTGCTTATGCAGCGCAGGGTAATTTTTTGCGATTCTTTTTGCACAGGATCGAATTGTGGCAGCCGCCGTTTTGTGACAACAAAAACCGCATTGCCGATAGCAAACTGCTCGCCGACTTGCATTGCTTCGTCGGCAGCTAGTTGCTCTGACTCAACAGTTGAATTGATGTCATCTACAGGCTCGCCGCCTCTATTGTTTGACCGTTGATAAAATTCTGGGGGGATGCCTCCTGGTTTAATCAGAAACTCAACAGTGTCATTAACGTTGATTTTGTCTCTTTCAGTCAGCGAGCCAGGGTCTGGCGTCAATTTTGTTCCGTCTTCTCTGATCAATTTCACTAAACCCATGCGGGGGCTGTACTGACGCCCTGCCCCTTCCATGTATCGCTTCCGAGCCTTAACAACTGCATCATCGTCATTAACGTCAACAGCTCTGCCGTTAGCGCCAGTAATTTTTATGCGACGTATTGCAGAAGCATGGCGCTGTTTTTTAGGAGTGCCGTCAATAATCGAGACAACCTCAAAGTTTACTTTATAGCCAGTGCCGTTAGCGATTGCTCCATACATGCCAAACTGAATGTTGTTTGTTGGCGAAAAAGCATGGCAAAAGCTTTTTGAGTTTGAGGTGCTGCTATCTGGGCATTCAAATACGTCTTGGTCGCCCGCGTAGCTAAATGGATCACCTTTGCTGCCGTCACCATTTGTGCCGTGGAACAGGTTATTGCTACGAAGCCTATTAAAATTTGAAGCAGAATCTGTGAGCCCGTTAATAAGCATTGGTGAGTTGCGTTTCCAATAAAACGCAAAGAAGTCCTCAAACAAAGCGTCAAGGGCGTTATTGCCTAAGAAAATACCTTCAAGGTCTGGCTCAATAATCCCATCAGGGCCAACGCCGGTAGCATGTCCATGCTCGCCAACAACAAACATTAACTTTGCTGATTGCTGCGTGCCGTGGCTAAACATCCTTGACCAGACAAGCTTCGGCGTAGCCAACATCCCGCCTACATTTTTGTTTTCGATATAACGACCAAAAATGATCGGGATCGGCGCACCATAATCCGCTAGCTCCATAAGGCTGTCGAATCCACGGCTTGGCGTAAAACGGTTTGAAGCATTGACGCTGCCGAGATCAAGCTGCGTTCGCTTTGAAGCCTCTGGTGCTTTTGGTTTAGGTGTTAGCAGATAAGCGACACCAGTCATCACAAGACTGATGGCAAGGTTGACCAAAATGATGGTCGTAGGCTCGTTCCGTATGTCAGGGATGTGGTCGTAGGCAGCGGGCCTTACTGCTCCACGACGCTTTACCTCAGCAGTAAATTGTCGATATTCATCCTCTGTTATCCCGATCGTTTTGATCAGTTCTTTTTCGTACGGAAGCAGTGGTACGTCGTAAACAGTCGGGCCGAAGACCACTGAATCTTTTCCGACATTCGATTGACGTACAAGATTCCCGTCTGCCATGTGACTGCGAATGCCCAGGATTGCTGCGGTAGCAGCAGAATGTCCCCATCATACTTAGCTTGTTCTACGCGGGAACCCCAGGCCATAAGGTCTCGGCAGATCTCCCACTTGCTTGCTTCATACCAAGATTGCTTAAACGGAGGGGCTTCAATACCCATCCGATTTAACGCTTGGTAACACAGATGGATGCAGTCGATATAACCGTCACTGCCGTCAGCACCTAGCCGATACGGCATCCCAATAAAATCACTGCAATCGGACGCCATTGCTGATTGGCAAGTTGCCGATGAGTTTTTGCGTCAACGACCTGTTGGGCACGTCTGTGCCAACTGCGTCGAGTATTGAGCTGAGTTCAATGTTCAGTGATACGTT